CTAATAAAATAACTCCTGCTTTAAAGAAATTAGGGATTGAAGAGTTTGTTAAACAGTCTTTGGCTAGTAATAACGGAGTTATTGAATTTTCTGAAAACGGCAATAGTCAAACAGTAAAATCAAGTGATATTTTATCTAAGTTATTTGAAAATTTACCAAGTTATGGCGGACATAAACCATTAGAATTTGGTAGCGATGATGATAATATCTCAAGACAGCAGCAAATGATAGCTGATGAAATAGCAGGATATAAGGCTAGAAATGGCTTAAAATAATTTAAAGTAAAGGAGTAATAACAATGAGAAATAGAGTTAAATTTTTAGGTACAGATGAAAAGAAAGACATTGTATTGAATGAATTTATACCAAGAAAAACGGTAACATTGGCACAAGGTGAAGTTATAAAGTATGGACAAGCATTAATTTATGATACAGCTACTGGAAAATACAAAAAGTATCAATCTGGTGCTCCTGGAGGTAAACTGCCAAAAACTTTCTATGTTGGTGTGGATGAAGATGTAGATGCAACAAGTGAGGATTTAAAGATACAAGTTGTAAGGGCTAGTGATATTGATGGAACTCTTGTAATTGGAGTAACTGAAACCGATTACGCAGCACTAGATAATTTAGATAAATATGGTATCAACGTTAGATTTGATAATATAAAAAAATAAAAAATAGGAGATGATAAAAGATGTTAAGTGATATTCAATTAAAATTAATGGCATTATTTGCCGTAGTGCAGCCAAAAGTGCAAACGCACTATTTGGATAGATTTGGAAATGCGAATCCAGAATATATGAGTGATAATGAAACTATTCTTTTGAAAGATTTAAATGATTATTTAGTAGAAGCAAGTATTATTGAAAGAGGCAGTGAAATTCCTTTTATAAAGGTGAATGGAATGGAAAGTATTGCAATTACGCCTGATATTGTAGCTGCTTCTTATGAATTAAAACCTATTATGAATAACGGAACGGCAACATTTATTAACGGACAAATGGTTGATCCTCAAAAATATCAAGAGGATAGATTACTTTTAAAATTAAAAAATGCAATTTTAAAAACTAAAGAAAAAATGGCTGCAAACGCTTTCTTACAAGGAAAGTATATTCAAGCAAACTCACAAACTGAAATTGATTTTAAATTTGATAGAGCAATTGCAAAAGATGCTAAAAAAATTGATAACTGGGTTACTTTTTTCTTTGATATAATTGATGATTACGAAAGAAAAAACGGGGTAATGCCAGACAGAATTGAGTTGGGAAGAACTTTATTTGACAAGTTAATTAAAAATAATGAGTTTATTGAGATTGCAAAGGCTTATTCAAATTCAATCGGGCTGTCTGCTGACGAAAAGCAAGTTTATTTAGATTTATTAGGTCAAAGAATTTCTAAATTGAGAACAGCTCAAGACTTTAATGGTAGAGATATAGCAACTGACAATATGATTTATTTGTCAAATGATAATGCCTTAGTTCCTGTATATGCAGCACTTGAAGCAGTAGATGCAACAGGAAAACCTTTTGTATTTGTTGGACAGGAAATATTAGATGAAACAGCCGCTAATAAAGAGACTGCAAGAGCTAAAATGTTTTGTAAATCAGCATTTGCACCAGTAGTTGCTATTAAAGATTTTATTGTAAGATACGAAATTTCTAATACAGATAGTATTGCTATCGTGCCTAATTCAAAATAGTAGGTGGTAGAAATGTTGGAAAAAGTGGGAGTAGCTTCTGAAAATGGAGTTACTTCTGATACAAAGCTGGATGAAAAACTATTTGAAAAAGTGCCATATATTCCAAAGGTGGTAGCAATTGAAGTTTGCAGATATTCCAAAAGAACGGCACAAGAATTTATTGACTATATTGATAATCAGCTTATACCAGATTGTAAAACTTTTGTAACGGTATTTATAGGCGGAGAGAAGTATAGTTTTTTAGATTCTGATACAAAAAGAATATTGCAGGAGCTTTATGTAGCTTGGAAAATATACGAAAGTTTGGAAAAAGAGAAAATATCAGAAGATAAAAGAGATACGCTTTATAAATTGTTGGAAAGTTTAAAAGGAAGTTCCGAGAACAGTGGTTTAAGTCTTTTGAATGATAATAGATACGGCAGAATTTATAGGTTTTAGGAGTTGATAAGATGTTTGATGTAGTATTTAAAAAATTTAAAGAAAAGTTAAAAAAAGATTATCCTGACTATGAATTTTATATAACAGATGATTTGGAAGCGGAAGATTTTGTAATAAATTCTGTAATATGTGAAATATCCAATATCACAATTAGCAATGCAAAACATTACAATGCTACACTGAATTTTTATATCATAAAGCCTAAAGTACAAGATGATTTAGGAAGTTTTATTTTACAGGCATTAGATATTCAAAAGAAAATACAGGATTTAGATGAGAATAAAAAAATATTTTTTGCACCTAAAATGGAAATGCAGTTTGGGGAACTGAGAGCGAAAGAGAAAAAAGAAACATTAAGGGTATGTTTGATAACAGGAGTGTTTGATACCTCTTTTCCAATGAAGTACGTAATTGATAATAAAGAGAAATACAAACCTGTTGAACATATATATCTAAATAACGGGAAATAAAAACATAAGACTTAATAATTTCAGTCTTATTGACAAAGGAGAGGATTGGAAATGAATGGAAGTCCAAAATTTGTTTTGGAAATTGAAGAAAGAGCAGGAACTGCAATAGCAAGAAGTGAACAGGGTGTTGTTGGTGTGGTACTGTTTGATAGCACGAAAGACACAGAAAAACACATTTATGTCAGTAGAGGAGACGTATTGCAGACAGACTGGGACAATGACAATTACAATCTTTTAAAAGATTTGGCGTTTGTAGGAAGTCCATATAAGGTTATAGTTCGTAGAGTGAAAGAAGACGCTAGAGATAGCGTAAAAATAACTGACATATTAAGTGATTTAGAAAATGATGTTGACAGCATTGTTATACCAAAAGCTACCGAAAGTGAGACAGATGATTTAATTAGCTATGCAAAAAGTCGGCATAATACAGAACTTGGTAAATCGGCATTAGACTTTAATCAGGCACATTTTTTTACGTTTGTAGCAAGCGATAAAGTGCCAGATCATCACGCTATTATAAATAATGGAATAACAGGAGCAGTTGTAAATGGGCACGAATACAGTGATAAGGAATTTGCGTTGGCTATAGCAAGTCTAGAGGCAGGATGTCCTATTTCAAGAAGTATTACAAATATGAAAATGGGATTCTTGGATAAATGTGATATTCCAGCAGAACCAGGTAAAATTACAAAAAAAGGTAAAATTGCGGTGAGCGTTCAACGTGACGACAGCGGTATTAGCTACTATGTAATTAATCGTGGAGTTACTTCATTTATAACACCTGACACAAAAAAACAGCGTAGATTTAGTAAAGTTAAAGTTGTAAGAAGTTTATTTATAATTACTGAAGACTTGAAAAAATCTTGGAATGATTATAAAGGTGCGAGATTAAATGGTTATTTAAATAAAATGGCTTTTTTGAATGCGGTTAATGCTTATACTCAAAGCCTTATGAACCAGGGAATACTTGATCCAGATTATTCAAATACTTTTGATATTGATATAGAGCAGCACAAACTTTATTTAATGACAGAAAAAGGTATATCAAGAGATGAAGTGGATAAAATGAGTGAGGCAAGATTGCGTAGAATTAATACGGTTGATGTTGTTTATGCAAGATGTGATGAATTAATGCCGCTTGATTGTATGGAAGACTTTTATGGAAAAGCGATAATTCAAAGTTAGGAAAGGAATGATAAAGAATGGATATATTTAAGGCAGATCAGGTAATTTCTGGTTCACACGGTACTCTTATGATTGATGGGCAGGTATTTGCAGAAGTATCTGAGGTGAAAATAGAAACAAAAATAGAAAGAAAAGACGTATGGCTCCCTGGAGGACAAAAAGGAGAAAAAATGGTTGGAGCTAGTGGAGAAGGTGTTATTAAAAGATATAAATTAAACTCAAATTGGTTCAAAAAATTTACAAAATTAGCTAAAGGAAACGAAGTATATTTTGAATTATATTTCCAAATAGATGATCCTGATGTAGCAGGAGCAGAAGCTATAAGAATTACGGAGTGTTGGAATAAAGATGGATTTTCTTTAGAAGCTAAACGTGGAGAAGAGATGAATGAAGAGCTAAAATTTGGATTTCTTCCAATAAAACTTAAAGCTGTTGAGTTAATTTAGAAAGAAAGGAGTAAACTATGGATTTAAAAGAATTGCTGAAAAAACGTGAAGAAGCAAGTAAATACAGAGAAGAAAAATCAACAATAGAATTTGCTTTAAAAAGTTACAAAGATACTAAATTTAAGTTAAAGGTTCCTGATTTTCAGGAATTTGTAAATTTATGTACCAAAATGGGCATTACTGACTTTAGTATTGCTAAGAAGGAAATGCAGCGGATATTTACTGAAAAAATCACAAAATCAAATTCTATTATATGTGAATATTTATTTGATACTTTTATAGAGCCAAACTTTACAGAACTTTCTGGAGAATTGATGGCAGAATTGAATGTTCAAAGTCGAGTATCAGTATTCAAAGATTTTTTTAATAACGAAGAAATTTTAGAAATATTTATGCTAGTCGTGAATAAACAAACTGAATTATTTAACGAAAACAAAAATCCTAATATTGTTGAGCTAAAAAAAAAATAGATGAAAATAAGACGGATGTTGAACTTAATGCAATAATTTATTATATGCAAAAAGGCTGGACACCAAGGGATTTTTCAGATGTAGAGAACGAAAATATGTGGCATTATTATGTAGTCGCTTATGAAATCGCACAGGAAAAGAAACGTGAGGAATTTAACGAATATGCAAGGTTGGGAGTGATGAGATATGGCGGATAACGTTATAGCAATACAGGTAAATGTAGACGGAATAGAAAGTGCTATATCTCATTTTAATTCGTTATCTGAAAGTTTTGGAAAACTAGCACAGGGAGCACAACAAGGTACAAGTGGTAACGAAACTTTGCAAAATAGCTTGGAAAGTGTAGCGAATGCTGTTAAAGAAGCAACCAGCGGAAATGATGAGCTAGAAAATAGCTTAAGTGAAGTTGCGAACGCTGCAAATGAAGCTGGAGACGATGTAGAAAAATTAGGCGACAGTAACACGAAGGCTTCTGAAAGTGCTGATAAATTATCTGAAAGTTCTAAAAAGGCAGCGGACGGTGCTGAAGATTTAGGTAAGAGCAGTGATAAAACAGCAGAAGCCTTCGAGAAATTGAACACGCTTGGAAGAGATGTGGGAGAAACATTATCAAAATCTTTAGGAAATAAAATACCAGATACTATAAGTAAAATTGGGAATAAATTTAGTGGATTGCTTAGTCCGTTGAAAAAAGTAGGAGAGGCTGGTAAAAAGGCATTTTCATTTTTGGGAGAAAGTATTGGCGGAAAAATCAGTGATATAGGCTCTAAATTAAAAAATCTTTTTAATGTTGTATCTGCGGCTAGTGTTACTGGTGGTGGACTTGGTGCTATAAGTAGTGCAGTTAGTGGACTTGCAGGACTTGCGACAGGTCCTGTTGGTGCGTTAGTCCTTGCTATTGGAGCGGTTACCGCAGCAACAGCTGCATTTAGTGTGAAGGCATTGAAAGCCTCGGCTGAATTTCAACAAGGAATGAATAAAGTTTTTACAATGCTTCCAGGGATTTCAAAGCAAGCAATGGATTCGATGAGCAACGATGTTATAGACTTATCAAATAAATACGGTAAAAGTGCAAACGAGATATCAGAAGCAATGTATCAGGCGTTATCTGCTGGAGTATCACAGGAAAAGGTTAAAGGATTTTTAGAAGTTGCTCAAAAAGGGGCGATTGCTGGGGTAACTGACATTACAACAGCAGTAGACGGATTAAGTTCTGTAGTAAACGCTTGGGGAGAGGATGCCATAAGTGCGGCACAGGCGAGTGATTTAATCTTTACGGCAGTGAAAAATGGTAAAACGAGTTTTGAAGAAGTGGCAGGCAGTATTGCTCAAGTATCGCCTATTGCAAGTGCATTGGGCGTTAATTTTAGTGATGTATCAGCTGCAATTGGAACTTTGACAGCAAAAGGGACACCAACGAGCGTAGTTATGACGCAGATGAAAGCGGCATTTAGTGAATTTTCCAAAGGATCAACAGTAGCGTCTAAAGAATTTAAGAAAGCAACAGGACAATCGTTTCAGGAGTTTATAGCGAAAGGCGGAAATTTACAGACTGCAATGCAGGCATTGGAGACTCATGCTAAGAAAACAGGTAAAAACATCAATGAATTTTTTGGAAGTGTAGAGGCTGGGTCTTTTGCATTATCATTAACGGGAGAAAATACAGAATCATTTACCAAAAATATGCAGGATATGAAAAATTCAAAAGGAGCTACTGATACAGCATTTGCACAAATGGACCAAGGTATAACAGCAAATATGGGAAAAATAAAAGAAAGAATGCATAATACAATGATTCAAGCAGGACAAACACTTACTCCAATGGCTTCTCAAATGCTTCAAGGGATTACGGGAGTATTGCCTACTTTGATAGATTCGTTTTCAGCTTTAGGTGGTTCGTTAATGCCTCTTATAAGTGGCTGGGTTAGTAGTATCAGCGGTTTTTTTCAAACTATACAGTCAAATGGAAGTCAGTTTAGTGCGACGTTTCAAGGAATTGGAAATATATTGACGGTTGCATTTTCTTATATAGGTGCTGTTGTATCAGTTACAGGAGCAATATTTAATGCTGTTTTTGGAGTTATTATTAACTTGTTAGGAAGTTTTATGAGTGCTGCTGGACTTGCTGGCTCACAGGGACAAAATTTTGCAAGTACAATTTCAGGTGCTTTTAGCACAATAGCAAGTGTTGTGGGCGGAGCATTGCAATTTATAATGCCTCTTTTAGTTGGATTAGCACAAATAATTGGAGGAGTTCTTGGTGCTGCGGTAAAAGGAATTATAGATACATTTTTATTCTTTGGAAAAATTATTTCAAAAGTTGGTGGATTTTTTAAAAAATTATTTGGAAAAGATGATGCAAAACAAGCTACTGAAGCAATAAATGAAGTAAAAAAAGGAATGGAAGAATTAAACAATGAAGCTGCGAAACCAACTGAAAAACAAGTTGACATAAATGCTCAAATTAACACCCAAATGGCTCAAATGGGAACGAACGGACAACTTGCGGGTATGAGTATGCAACAAGTACCGCAAGTGGCAACACCTGCACAGCCCCAAACTATAAAATTAGATCCAACGGCAAAAGTTCCTATTGATCCAGCTAGTCTGTCAAATACCCAAATGAAAATTGATCCATCGGCATTTAGCAATGTTCAACAAGCAGTTCAACAAGTTAGCAGTGACATTAAAGGTAATCCACAAGATGCTACTAGAAACAGTTTGCTTGGTGAATTGAAAGCAGAAATGAGCGCGCTGAAAGCAGAAATGGCGGCAACTAAAAGTGCTATTGTTGGAAAATTAGGAGAAGTTGTGGGAGCAATCCACGCTATAAAAATTAATGTGAATGTGCCTGCTGCTCCAAGTGGAGATGCAATAGCGAATAAAATTGCAGCAAGTTTGCAGAAAGGATAGGTTATGGGGTTACTAGATTATAAAGTGTATATAAAATTTGATGAAAGTGTAAATTATAAGAACTTGAATTTTTTGGGCAGTAATTCTTTTAATACAATTGATTTTTTAAATCAAAAATTAGGAGATAATAATTTCATTGAAAAAGCCAAAAAGATGCTATCAGATAAGATGAGCAGCGTAAGCGGACAAAATCCTATTTTTTCTCAAATAAATGATAAAATGGCGGAACTAAAAGAGTTTTATTTGTTTCCAGTACCGCCAAGCGAGTTAAAATTTAAAAGTATTGGCGGTTGGGAAAGTATTGATACAGTAAACGGCATATTAAAACTCAAAAATAAAAATAAATTGCAGTCTTTGGCTTTTTCTTCTATTATCCCGGAACAGAAATATAATTTTGCAACACATCATTTGTTAGATCCCTTTACTACTTTTTTACTGTTTAAATCACTAGAGATGTCTGATAAACCTATAAGATTAATTTTAGTTGGAAAATTGGGTAAAGGAACATTGACATCAATTTTAAATCCTGTAGATTTGAATTTTTTAGCAACCGTGAATAAATTTGAAGCCAATTTTGATGTTACAGGAACATTGAACTTTGAAATTGAATTTGAGGAATATCCAGAGTTTAGCGACATCACAGAAGCTGATAATCCAGAAGAAAAATTATTTTACAAGGTGAGTGGATAAAGTATGAAAATAATTGTAACAGATCCTGATGAGAAAAGATATGATTTAACAAGCATTGTAAAAGATAATATACAACTTTCAAGTAGTATTGAAAATATAACGGCTCAAATGGAATTTGAACTGGCTTACAATTACAGAGAAAATATGCCATATCATACAATTGACTTGGATAAGGGAGCTTATTTTGTAGAACTTTATGATAACGCTGATACATTAATATTTCAAGGTATTATACCTAAAATCAGTGTTAATAATAAAGGTCCTAAGTTTATAGCACACGACCCAAGTTTTTATATATCACGTATTTCTGAAATATTTCAATTTGATAAACTTCCAGCAGGAGAATGTGTTAAGAAAATGCTTAAAGAATTTGATATGCCTATTGGAACTATAGAAAGTTGTGATGTGAAAATTGATGAGTATTATTATAAAGAAACTATTGCAGATATAATTAAAAAAATTATAGAAACAATAAAAGAGGATAAAGGCGAAAATTGGCATTTCTATTTCAAGGATAATTCTTTCCATTTTGTAAAAAGAAACAGTGATAAATACTTGGATGGGCAGACACAACCTAAAGAATATCAAATATATGTTGGAAATGGCTATGTAAATATTTTTAACTTCATCAAAGATGCAAGTTATACATCAAGTTTTGAAAATATGAAAAATAGCGTAATTGTAGTTGATGGCGATGATGAAAAAATGAACAAAGTTGATACAGCAAAAGACAATGAAAGTATTAGAAAATACGGATTGTTGCAGTATGTTGTTAAACAAGAGAAAAATAATCAAGAAAAATCAGCTAAAAAAGGTAGAAATAAAGATAAAAATAGTAAAAAGAATAGAAAAGATAAAA